CCCCCCCTCAGCGGAAAGTATGAGTAAGGGAAACATACACCGGGAAGGGCTGAGGAGTTTACAGCGCGGGACTTCAAAAATTTTAGGGGGGGGGTATTCCTCCCAAAACGAAAAGGACGGAGGCTCTCCCTCCGCCCTGAGCTTTTCCTGAGTCCGGCCCCCGCTAAAAGAGGCCCCTCCTCCACCGTACTTAGTATAACACAATGGTATATGAATTGTCAAGAAAATATATGAAAATATATGAAAATAATTGTTGACAGCATGAAGGGGAGGCGCTATAATATCATTGTAGGGAGAACCTACACATACACATACAGATGTGTATACACACAATAGGAGGCCGGAATCATGAGCGAGATTATCAGAGTAGAACAGGGAGCAATCACGGCCCCTCAGGCCGGGATATCTGAGGCTACCTACCTCCGCTTTGTATCCTTTGCGGATGTGAGGGAAAAGAGCGCGGAGACCTACACCCGGAACCTCCGCCCTATGTTCCGCTACTTTGCGGAGAATGGAATCACTCACCCTCAGCGGGAGGATATTATCTCCTACAGGGAGAGCCTCAAGGCCCGGGGACTCAAGCCTACTACTGTACAGAACTATATCACGGCCTCCCGCCTGTTCTTTGAGTGGACGGAGCAGGAGCGGATATATCCGAATGTAGCCGCTCATGTGAAGGGAGCCAAACTAGACCGGGAACACAAAAAGGACTACCTCACAAGCGCTCAATGTAAGAATGTTTTCCGCGGGATAGATACCTCTACCCCTACAGGCCTCCGGGACTATGCAATAGTGGCCCTCACGATCACGGGAGCGCTCCGGACTATTGAAGTATCCCGCGCGGATATAGGAGACCTCCGGACTCTAGGAGATATGACAGTCCTCTATATACAGGGCAAGGGCCGGGACGAAAAGACCGAATATGTCAAGGTATCTGAGCCTGTAGAGAGAGCTATCAGGGCCTACCTCAAGGCCCGGGGAGAGTCCGATCCCTCCGCCCCGCTTTTTGCCTCTACTAGCAATAATAGCAAGGGAGGCCGCATGAGTACCCGCTCAATCTCCGGAATCTGTAAAGGCGCTATGGTAGACGCGGGATATAACTCCTCCCGCCTCACAGCTCACTCTATGAGGCATACAGGAGTCACGCTCTCCCTCTTGAACGGAGCAACCCTTGAGGAGGCTCAGGAGTACGCCCGTCACGCTAATATAGCTACTACCATGATTTACAATCACGCATTGGAAAAGGCTAAAAACGGATGCGCGGAGGCTGTGAGCAAGGCTATTTTCTGAATATACACATACACATACACATACAGATGTGTATATGAGGAGGAGACCGGGACGGGGAATATAGCAAAGTGGCGGAGGCCCTACAGGAAGAGGCACACCCTCCGCCGCCCTCCGCGGACTGAGGAGGCCCTCAGGAACAGAGCGGAGAGGAGAGTATCTCAGCTCATGAGGGCCGCGCTCCGGGGGGATGTAGAGGCCTTTATCCGGATACTAAAGCTCACGGGAGAGCTACCCGCGGACTACAGATAACAGGGAGGGAGACGGATGATAACTATAGCTGTAGTAGCTCAAAAGGGCGGAGTAGGGAAAACCACAACCGCCGCCGCGCTAGGAGCCGGACTCCGGAGGTATCACTCCGCTAGAGTCCTTTTTGTGGATATGGACTCTCAGAGGAACCTCAGCCAAACCATAGACGCGGATACAAGCGGAGAATACCCTAATACCCTTGATGTACTCACAGGGAGAGCCTCCGCCGCTGAGGCCGTACAGCACACAGAGAACGGGGATATTATAGCCGCCTCCCTTGCGCTTGCGGGAGCCTATGAGGAGAAAGCTCTCACCTCTAAAGGCAAAGAGTACCGCCTCCGGGACGCTCTGAGGCCCCTCTCCGGGAGCTATGACTACTGTGTGATAGATACCCCTCCCGCGCTAGGAATAATCATGATAAACGCTCTCACAGCCGCGGATAAGGCCCTCCTCCCTGTAGAGGCGGATGATTTTAGCAAAGAGTCTATAGGGGATATCAGCGGGACTCTTGAGGCCGTAAAAACGTACACTAACAAGGGCCTACAGGTAGACGGAATCCTTATAACCCGCTACAGCGGGAGGGCGAATGTATCCCGCTACTATGAGGGGGAGCTTGAGGAGGCCGCGCGGAGTATAGGGAGCCGCCTCTATAATGTCCGTATCCGGCAATGTTCCGCCCTCAGAGAGTCTCAGGGCCTCCGGGGGGATGTGTTCACCCTCTCCCCGCGGAGCAATGCGGCAAAGGACTACAGGAACCTCATACAGGAGATAATAGGAGAGGAGGCCGGGAACAATGGCTAACAAGTTTGCTGAGAAGATGAAAAAGAGGGCCGCGGATAATCCCGCTATGAGGTTTATATCCGCGGAGCCGGAACCTGAGGAGGCGGAGGCTCCGGAGAACCCGGAGACCGGGAAAAAGCGCCTCAAGATATCAGGCCGCGCTACAGTATCAACCCCGGAACAGGAGCCGATCCCGGAGGAGACTATCCTCCTACAGGCTCCTAGAGCGCCTCAGAGAGCGGAGGCGAAAACCCGCCGCCTACAGCTCCTCCTACAGCCCTCTCTCTATGAGGCTGTAAAGGCAAGGGCTGAGGCGGAGGGAGTATCTGTGAATGAGGAGATAGGGGAGCTACTGAGGAGCGCCCTGAGGAAATGAGAGGAGAGTATAAGGCAATGGCGGAGACAATGAAGGTATACACATTAGAGGAGCTTGTAGAACTCCTCAAGGTAACAAAGAGGACGCTTTACAACTATATCAAAGAGGGCAAGCTCAAGGCCGTAAAGATGGGGAAATATTGGCGCGTAACACAGAAACAGCTAGACGCTTTTCTGAATGAGGGAGAGAAGTAAAACCGGAGAAATCGGAGGCCCTAAAAAAGGGAGCCTCCGCCGGATCACACAGGATAGGCCCGGGAGCGCCCGGGAGAAAGAGAGGAGATATCATGGCTACCCTTTACACACCTGAGGAGCGGGAGGCAAAACTTGAGACGCTCAAAGAGGCTGTATATACCTTGAATCATGAGCAACTTGTAGCCCTTAATAAGCTCATTGACAAGCTCATGGCGGACTATCAGCGGGAACAGGCGGAGGGAGAGAAACAATGAACCGGGAACAGACGCTAAAAGAGCTTGAGGAACAAATCCGGGAACTGAGCCGGGATGAAAAGCTCATGCTTTTAGACTTTATAAAAGGACTGAGGAAAGAATACAATCTCCCGGAGCCTCAGGAGGAGGAGTCTCACTCCTAACGGCCCGGAGAAGTCCCCTACTTCCGAAAATTATCATTAGCGGAAGTAGAAAACAGGAAGCAAATACCCCTCAGGAAGAGGATAATATCCGGATACATGAAACAGAGAGGAGGCCTAAAGGATGGAATGGCGGAGGAACAGAGCGGAGATTATCTCCGGAGCTACTCTCAGCCTGAGAGAGGCCGTCCGGAAGATTGAACCGCTAGAGGCGGGATTATCCGCCGCGGATTTAGGGACGCTATCAGTCATTATAGGCCTTGACGCTCAAATCCGGAAAGAAGAGGAGCGGAGGCCGCATTTACACATAGTGAGAGAGGAGGAGCCTGTAGGATGAAGAAGCAGGAACAGAGAACAGAGTTTATCCGCCTCAGGGCGGAGGGCCGGAGCCTGAGAGCAATAGCGGAGGAGATAGGAGTAAGTAAGAGTACCCTCAGCGAATGGGAGAAGGAACTGAGGGCGGAGGTAGACCGCCTCCGCGCTGAGAACCTTGAGGAGCTTTACTCCTCCTATGGTATGGCTAAAGAGGCCCGTATCCGGAGAATAGGAGAGACCCTCCGCCGGATAGATACAGCCCTTGACGCTGTAGACCTGAGCGCCCTCTCTCCGGAGAAGCTCCTAGACTATAAGCTCAAGTATCAGGCCGCGCTAAAAGAGGAGTACAAGGCCGGAGCCGGAGCGGATGTATCCGGAGAGGCCGGAGATACCCTTGAGGCCCTCAGGAGCCTCTACCGCCGCGCCTCCGCCGGAGATACTTCTCTCCCTGAGGCAAAAATAGAGCTTGCTATCCTTGACCATGTGGTAGACGGATATGAGAGAGCTAACCCCTTTGATATGTTCATGAAGTGAGGAGCTGAGATAATGTCTAACTTTGAGGAGCTAGGTATCCCGGCGGGAATCTTTGACCTCATGAAAAACGACTCTGTACACAAAGAGGAGGCCGATAGCAAAAAGGCCCCCGTAAAGGATGCGCGGGAGTTTTGGGAGAAGTACGGGAGGAAACGCTATACCGCAAAAACCGCGGGGAAAGCCCACCTCCTAAACCTCCTCTTTCATGCCTATCAGGCAAGCGGAGAGCCTATAGACAAGCCCTATTTTGATGTGTACACCCTCAGGAGCGGGATACAGACTGAGGAGGATATGAGCCGCTATGATGCGTATTTTTACCTCACAGAGTGGCTCCGGACGCTGTATGAGAACGCTGTAGCTGTAAAGAATGATTTAATCCTCCGCCTCTCAGAGTTTGACGAAATAGCAAGCTCTCTCCTCTCCGCGGAAAATGTCCGGATCAATATACAGGGGGAACAGACTACAGAGTTTATCCTGTGGCTAAACACTCTCACCCTAGAGGCCTATCAACCTCAGGAGCCGGGAGGACTCCTCCTACAGTCCCTCCGGGAGAATATAGGGCAAGGTATCCGCTACCTAAAGGCCTATCAGGCTTTTTTAGATGAAATAGCGGCCTTTACAGGTATCCCGGAGTGTACAGTCCTCAAGATGAACGCTACCCCTATAGTCCGGAGGCTTGCGGCCCTCAATGTAGCCTTTAAGGATATCCGGAAGAATGTAGCGGAACACAGGGAGCCGGAAGTAAGGGAGGCGGAGGCCTCAGCTCCTCCGCCTGAGGAGAGAGGCGGAATCAAATTCCCTCAGACTCTCCCCTATCTCAGGAATACCCTCACAAGTTGGACTCCGGCCTACCTTGAGGCAACTATGAGGAGTTTTCAGCCGATAGGGGCGGAGGCTCCTGTACCTGAGGAGAGGATAAAGTATCTCCGGGAGACCCTCCGCCGGGACTTTGGGAAGTCTTTCATAAATTGGTATGCGCTTTATCATGAATACTCTATGCAATACCGGAAGCCGCGCCCGACCCCCGCGCCTCCGGAGCCTAAACTAGATATAGAGATAGCGGAGGCTAGAGCGCATGAGGGATAAAAACAGACTACCGGAGGAGGCCTTGTTGGACTCCGGGGGACTCCCGGACAGCCTCCTCCCTGAGGGCGGGAAAGTAGGCCCTCTCCGCTCAGAGAGTGATTATCATAATACCCTACAGGGAACCCCTATACACGGCCTCATAGCCTCCTCTACCGCGGAACAGGCCTATCAAATGAACGCTATCACGCACACCGGAACCGCAAAGAGTGAGGGAATAATCATAACTGTAGATGAGGATGTGATAGGCAACCTCTCCCCTCAGACTTTCAAGGGCCTTATAATGCTCCTCACAGTAGCTACAGAACAGCTCCCCCGGGAGAATCAGATCACGGCGGAGGCTATCCTGAGCAAGCGGGAAATAACTATAACCCTTGAGGACTATATGAAGGCCTGTAAGGTAAGGGATAAGAAATCCGCCCGGGAACAGCTCAATACCATTATCCGGACTATATACGGAATCTCTCTAGAATGGGATGAAACGGAATGGAACAGGCCGGAGGGGAAAAGCCGGAAGGTAAAAGAGCGGATGCACTACACGGCCCGGATAGTAGATAAAATAGGAGTCTCCGCCGGAGAGAACCCTGTAAAAGGCGGAAAGGTAAAAGTAACACTCACCGCGGATATGGCCTCATACCTTGCGGGAGCCTATATCATGCCCTATCCCTCCGCCCTCCTCACGATCAATACACAGTATCACCCCTACAGTATCCCGCTAGGATGGAAACTTTGCGCTCTGTACAATATGAACTATGAGAACCCTGAGCGCCGGAGCCGGACTACTGTAGCTACCCTCATGAGGGCCGCTAAAGGTATCCCGCGCTATGAGGCTATCTCCTCTACAGGGCAAGTCTACAACCGGATCATAGCCCCTTTTGACCGGGATATGCAGGAGCTTGTATCCGCGGGAGTCCTCTCCTCCTACTACTATGAGACCCCGCTAGGAGAGCGAATAGAGGGGAATAAGCTAGGAGGCCTCAGCTATCAGGAGTTTAGCGCTCTCTATGTGCGCTTTGAGCTGAGGGGATATCCGGATCAAACCCCGCGGATAGAGGCCAAACAGAAGCGGATAAGCGCCGCTATCAGTAGGGCAAAGAAAGCCGCAAAGAAGAAAGAAACAGAGACGGGAGCGCCCTCATGAGCGCCCCTGTTTTTATGTGTATACACATACACATACACATACAGATGTGTATGTTCATACAGATACACACAAAAGGGGGGTATCAATGATATTTTAGGGGGGTATCAATGATATTTTAGGGGGGTATCAATGATATAGCCTTTTCTGAGAGCCTTGAAAAATAAGGCTTTGAGAGACCTCCTCCGCCCTAATACCTTTAACACAGTTAAAAGGTAGGGGCCTCCCGTTTACACGGAGGCCCTACTTTCCTAGAATAGGCCTGTAGGAGGAAGCCCCGGCGGAGGGCCTCACTCCCTACAGGCTCAGACCTACCCGCGCGGAAGCATGAGCGCCGCCCCTGAGGGGAGGGGGAGCCTCAATCTCTACAGGAACCTCCGCCCGAAACCGTCACGCAATCGCGCGGAAATTTCCGCGAAATTCAAACGGGGAGGGCAAAAATTTGTAAAATGAGGAGATCCCAAACAACCGGAACAGACAGGAGGAGCTAAAGGGATGGCATTAGACCGGAAACAGGCCCGGGAGGCCGCTAAACCTATGATAGAGGACTACCTCCGCATGAAGGGGATAAACCCCCGGAAAGAGTTTAATTGCCTCAATCCTAATCATGCGGACTCTAACCCCTCTATGAGCTTTGACAGGAAACACTACCGCGTCAAGTGTTTTGGATGCGGGGAGAGCTATGATGTATTCGACCTTGTAGCGCTTGACTATGGCCTAACGGAACAGCGGGAGATATTTGATAAAACCTATGAGATACTAGGCCTCACAGTAGAGAATACCCCGCGGAGGAGTAGCCCGGAGGAGGACTTTTCAGAGATGGACGGACAAAAGCAGGACAAAACCGGACAGTATACACATACAGATGTGTATACACATACACATAAGGCGGAGGAGCCGGAAAAGGACTACCTCCCCTATTATGAGGCCTGTGAGAAGCGCCTCCCGGAGACCGGATACCCCGCGGAGAGAGGCCTGAGCGCTGAGACGCTCAAGCGGCACAAGATAGGCTATGAGCCGGAGTTTAGCACAAAGGACAGGGATACAGATACCTTTACCAAATGGAAAGCCCTCATTATCCCTACAGGCCGCGGGAGCTATACAGTCCGGAATACAGACCCCTCCGCCTCTCATAAGAACAGATACCGGAACCGCGGCCCCGCTCAGATATTCGGATACAAGGCCCTATACAGCGCCTCCGCGCCTGTGTTTGTGGTAGAGGGAGAAATAGACGCTATGAGTATAGAGGAGGCCGGAGGGGCCGCTGTAGGTTTAGGGAGCCTTGATAATGTGCCTCTCCTCCTCCGGATACTTGAGGAGCGGAGGCCCTCTCAGCCGCTCATATTGGCGCTAGACAATGAGGCGGAGGAGCAAAAGGCCGGGAGAGTCTCTAAAGCGGAGAAACAGCTCACAGAGGGCCTTGAGCGCCTCAAGATTTCCTACTACCGCCTCAATCCATACGGGAGCTATAAGGACGCTAATGAGGCCCTTGTAAGGGACAGGGAGGGCTTTTCTGAGGCCGTACGGGGAGCGGCCCGGATAGAAGCTCAGGCGGAGGAGGAGGCCCGGGAGGCCTATCTCAGTACCTCCGCCGGAGCGCATTTACAGGAGTTTATAAACGGAATCTCAGAAAGCGCCTCTACTGAGGCTATCCCTACAGGCTTTGAGAGGCTAGACCGCGTATTAGACGGGGGATTATATGAGGGCCTCATAACTGTAGGAGGTATCTCCTCCCTAGGCAAAACCTCTCTAATCATGCAAGTAGCCGATCAAATAGCCTCCGCCGGGACGGATATACTCATTTTCTCCCTTGAAATGAGCCGCTCTCAGCTCATGAGTAAGAGTATCTCCCGGCACACTATACAGATAGCAAGGGCGGAGGGAATAGAGGCCCGGAACGCGAAAACGGCCCGGGGAATCACAGCCGGGAGCCGCTATCAGAACTACAACCGGACGGAGCTTGACCTCATACAGAGAGCTATCCGGGCCTATCAGGGATACGCGGACAGGATATACATACAGGAGGGAGTAGGAGATATAGGAGTAGCTCAGATAAGGGAGACAGTAGAGCGGCATATCCTCTCTACAGGCGGGGAATGGATCACAAACGAAAAGACCGGGGAGCGGAGGCTCTCAGGAGGGCGGAGGCCCGTTGTAATAGTGGACTACCTACAGATCATAGCTCCCTATAATGACCGCGCGACCGATAAACAGAACACAGACAAGGCCGTATTAGAGCTAAAGCGGATAAGCCGGGACTATAAGCTCCCTGTAATAGCTATATCCTCTTTCAACCGGGACAATTATAAGGCCGCTGTAGCCTTTGAGGCCTTCAAAGAGTCCGGAGCTATTGAATACTCCTCAGATATAGCTCTAGGCCTACAGCTCAAGGGAGCCGGAGATAAAAACTTTGACTCTACGGAGGCAAAGAAGAAAAACCCCCGGGAGATAGAGCTAGTAATACTCAAAAACCGGGACGCGGGAGTAGGGCAAAAAGTCTCATTCTCCTACTATCCTATGTTCAACTTGTTTGATGAGACGGGAGTATCCTGAGGACGGGAGGCGGAGGGATGCAGGAGCTAGACTTTTCCGGAATCAATAAAATAGCCTACAAGGGCTTTGAGTCCGCGGAGGAGCGGGACTCTCTCCTAGAGGCGGGATTTACAGTAGTATCTCCCGCGGATAACCCCTTTACAGCCCCTCAGAGCGGCCCTGTAGCTCCTCCGCCCTCCGCGCCTGTAATTCTCCCGGAGAGCCTGAGAGCCGCCTCAGAGGGCAAAAAAGAGGCCTTTACGGATCACACAGGAGGCCGGGACTATAAGCGGATATACCGCGCCGCTCATGACTTTCATAGGCGGAACAGTCCGCCGGAAGTAGTCCGGGACTATTGGAAGGATCACAGGCCCGGAGAGGATGATACTCCGGAGGCGGAGGCTCAGTATTGGAATAGGGCCGCTCAGGATTTAGCGGAGACCGCCTCAGCCGGAGGAGGAGACTCTTTCCTAGTGGCTCTCCTGAGCGCTGTATATGAGGAGCTAGAGCGGGAGTATAAGGCTATCCGGGCGGAGGCCTCAGGGAGGGCCTGAGAGGCTCAGGGAGGCCTCTCTCTCCCTACAGGCGGAGGAGAACCGGAGCGGCCCGGAGAAGGGCCTAAAAGCGCTATTTTTGCGGCCCCTAAAAGAAACAAAACCGGATCAAAACCGGATCAAAAATCAGGGATTTAGTGAGTAGTTAGTGAGACGCGAAAAAGGCCCCCCACCTCCGCCGGAACCCTTGCGGGGGAACGCACACCGGGCGGGGGAGCCTTTTATATATACAGCGGGGAAACGGGGGCGGAGGGGTATACACATACAGATGTGTATACACATACACATACACACAAGGGACGGAGACAACCTCCGCCCCTTTTTATATCTTTGTTCCGTCCGGGAAAGTAAAGGAAAGCTCTACAGTCCCGCCTAAAGCCTGAGCTATCCGCTCAAGCTCCTCTCCTGTGAACTTGCCTACTTTTAGCCTCCCGCTCAAATTCTGAGGAGTAGTCTCAAGCCTCCGCGCAAGCTCTGAGAGGGATATCTCCTGAGCCGCGCAAGCTATCCGGATTTTTTTAGGAATATCCATGAAAAAGCCTCCTCTCTTGTCTGAGAATCCTACTACAAGAGGCCGAAAATTGTCAAGGAAAAAGTATGAAATATAAAGTAAATAATTGAAAATGACAACCTTTTATAGTATAATAAGGGAGGCGGAAAGCCTTATAAACGGAGGGCCTATGAACGCAAAGAGAAAAGGAACAGCCGGAGAAAATGAGCTTGCCTCAATCCTCCGGGAGGCCGGAATCAGAGCGCACCGGAACGATCAAATATTCAAGGGCGGGAAAGGGAATCCGGATGTATCCGCGGAGGTATCCGGCCTCAAGCTACACATAGAAGTAAAGAGGGCGGAGAGGCTGAATGTTCCGGAGGCAATGAATCAGGCTATCCGGGACGCGGCGGAGGGATACTTTCCTATAGTGGCCCACAGACGGAACCGGGAGAAGTGGCTTGTAACTATGCCTCTCTCCTCCCTATTGGCTGAATTAAAAGAGAGGGGGATACTCTGTGATAATGACTGATGCGGAATACAGATTAGCGGAGGGAGTAAACAAGTCTACTCTGTGGAACCTCCGCCGGAGTCCCGCGCATTATAAATACTACCTTGAGAACCCGCGGGAGGATACAGCGGCCTATAAATTCGGGAGAGCTGTACACTCCGCAATACTCACACCCTCCGCCTACAAGCGGGATTTTATCGTAGCTCCGGAAGTAGACCGGAGGACTAAAGCGGGGAAAGAGGAGTATCAGGCCTTTTTAGAAGCCTCCGCCGGGAAAGAGGTAATATCCACTCAGGATGCGGAGACCGTCCGGGAGCTTGTCTCTGTGTTCCGGAAGAATAGAGACGCTATGAGCCTCCTCAAGGGGACTAAACGGGAGCGGCCTATCTTTTGGACGGATGATAACGGAGTCCTCTGTAAATGCAAGGTAGACGCATACAAGGCCGGAGTGATGATAGACCTCAAAACCTCTCAGGACGCGGAGACGGAGGCCTTTACCCGGGAGGCGCTCCGCTATGGGTATGATGTACAGGCCGCGCATTATATGGACGCATACACCCACAAAGAGGCCTCAGCTCTCCCGGAGTGGTATTTTATCGTAATAGAGAAAACTGAGCCGTACGCTATCAATATCCTAAAGGCGGACGCGGGATTTATAGATCACGGATATATTATCCGGCAACAGCTCATAGAGAGGCTTTTAGCCTGTAGGGAGGCTAATGAGTATCCCTCCTATGGGCGGAATGAGCTTTTTCTCCCGGCATGGGCGGAGGGGGAGATACTATGAACCTGAGGCCTTGCCCCTTTTGCGGAGGGGAGGCGGAGGCCGCTACAGACGCATACCGGGAAAGATTTATAAATGAGCTTTTCGGATATGTGACGGAACCCGCGGCCCGGAATGTATGGGTATTCTGTACTGTGTGCGGAGCTAGAGGGCGGACTATCCATGATAGGGACTATGACGGATATAAGAACCCGGAGAGGGAGGAGCGCCTCAAGGCGGAGGCCGCTGAGGCATGGAACAGGAGGGAATCAGTTTGACTCATTGGAAGAAGCTCACAAACCCTAACTATTTAGGGAGCTATGCTTTTCAGCCCGGGGAGGAGAAGGCCGTAACCATAAAGACAGTAGCTCAGGAGGAGGTAACAAGCCCGGACGGAGGGAAAGAGCGCTGTATAGTAGCTCACTTCCTACAGGCGGATGTAAAGCCTCTCATACTGAATAAAACGAATTGCAAGGCTATAGAGAAGCTCTCCGGGACTCCGGATATAGAGCAATGGCCCGGAGTAGGCCTCCTCCTCTGTGTGCAAAGAGTCCCCGCTTTTGGGGAGATAGTAGAGGCTGTGAGAGTCCGGCCTGTAAAGCCCTTTGTATGTGCGGACTGTGGCGGGATTATCTCAGGCTATGGGGACAAGTCTCACGCGGAAATCAGGGACTATACCCGGAAACAGTATAAGAGACAGCTCTGTGTAGCTTGCGCGAAAAAGGCAAAGGAGGCGGAGGGGAAATGATGGCGGATAATATGGCTACTGTGGGAATGTGCTACCTCACGATCCCGGAGGCGGAGGAGTCCGAAAAAATAGATGATAATACCGCTTTTATAGTGTATTTAGGCAAAACTGAGGCGGATAATGACCTCACTATGATATGGGAACCCGCGGACGGCCTACACCTACAGGAGGTATACAGAGACAAGCTCAAGTATGAGACAATCATACCCCGGGAGAAAGCTGTAAAACTCCTCAAGGCCTTGAGTTTTATACTCCCGCGGGAGTCTGAGACCGGGGGAGCGGCCTGAGGCCCTATCCCCCCCTCAGCGGAAAGTATGAGTAAGGGAAACATACACCGGGAAGGGCTGAGGAGTTTACAGCGCGGGACTTCAAAAATTTTAGGGGGGGGGTATTCCTCCCAAAACGAAAAGGACGGAGGCTCT